TTAAGAATATGAAAGAAGGATATATTCAAGAATGGAAATTAGCACAAGAAGAGTTAGACAGACGTAGAAACCCTGAAAATGTAGAAAAGGATTATGATGCCGCCTGATAGAACATTACCACCACACGTTATAGCAGCATATACATTATTTGCAGAAGCAGATAAAACAAATATGAAAAGATTTACCTCAGATGCTACAGGGATAGCAAATGTTATTAAGAACAGAACATTAAATCCTGATAGATTTGGTGCTGATGTTTATGATGTAGTTTCATCTCCAGACCAGTTCACAGGATATGGTGGAGAAGAGTTTATGAAAGCTGCTTCTGGAAAGATGACAGAAGATGAGGCTAGATATTTAAAAAAAGCTTTCCAAATTACTTCTGGAGTTGAACGAGGAACTATTGAAGATAATACTGGTGGAGCAGATCATTACTATAATGATAAAATAGCAAAACCTGTTTGGGGTGAATTAGATTCACCTGAGAAAGTTAAGCAATGGGAAATGTATTATCCAGAAACTAAAAGAACTTCTGGGCATAGATATTCTAAAGAGACACTTAGAAAAAAATAGTAGCGAGGGCATAACAAGAGGGTGTAATAAAGAAAGTTTAGTCTGCTTAATAAGACTAACAAAAAAGGAAACAATGAACGAAGAAGAAAAAGCAGTATTAGGAGCGATCACTGGTTCGCAGGAATCTGCTACCGAAGCACCAGTCAAAGAGGATGTTGTGCAGGAAGTCGTCCAACCTGAACAGGAAGCTCAACCTGAAATAGAGCAAACTTCTGAGATCGAATCAACCCCAGCCCTGGAGTCTGGTATCACTCCTGTCGAAGATGTTGATGAGATGGGCGTTCCATTTAAGAATCGTTATATGGAAGCCGAACGGAAGAGAGCTAAGCTAGAAGATAAGATTGATAAATTAGTCGAACTTCAAAGCAAGGCTCAACAGCCACAACAGCAATACACGATTGACCAACTTGAAAGTTTTTCAGAAACTACTGAAGACCCTGGACATCGAACTTGGGCAAAGAGCGAAATTCGCAAAATGCAACAAGCCGAGCAAAAGGGAATGATTCAAAGTATTCTAGAAGAGAAAGAAAAGACAACTCGTGTTGAGCAAGTTAAGCAACAGACTTACCAGAAAGTAATCAACAGTAATCCAGAGCTCGTCCTTAAAGATAGAGCTGGCAATTTTGTTGGCTGGAACACAAAGAGTCCATTGCTACAACGCATTAATCTTTATATGAAAGACCCAGAGATTTCAAATAACCCTCGTGGTTTAGAAGTTGCTGAGGCGATGGCATTTAGAGATTTATCTAGGGCTAAGAACCCTGCTGTTGCTAAAAAGCTAGATGCACAAAGTAAACAGATTAAAAGCTTACAAAAGAAAACTCTTATAGAGGGTTCTGGAAGCGCCCAATCTGCTACTGTGAATTCTAGACAGGCTGCAATACAAAAAGGTCTAACAGGAAAAGTTAAAGATAGTGTCGATGCCATGAAGAGTATTCTTGGCGATTCAGGCATTATCAGAAAATAGAAAGGTTTCAAAATGTCAAGTGTAGCATATTCATACGAAGACAGTGCAGTACGTGAAGATTTACTTAACGTACTAACGAACCTCTCACCAACTGATACCCAGCTTATCACTGGTCTTGGCACAGGTGTTGCCCAAGCTCAGAGACATGAATGGTTGACAGACACATTATCAGCAGTTAAGACTAACGCTTATGCTGAAGGTGCTGATGCTTCATATCCTACAATTACTAACCCTTCAAGGTTAATTAATTATACGCAGATTATGCGTCAAGGATACCAAGTATCAGATACAGAAAGAGCAGTTAATACTGCGGCTTTTAATGACCGTCTAGCTTATGAAGCAACAAAAGCTTTAAAGATGTTGAAGAATGACATGGAATACGCAGTGATGCGTGGTTCATTAGCATGTGGTGCTTCAGCAGTAGTCGGACAGTTGAGAGGTATTAAAAATTGGTTGTCTCTAGTAACAGCCCAATCAGGAATTTCATTAAGTGAAAGTATTCTTAATGATTATTTACAAGATGTTTGGGATAATGGAACAGAAATAAACGCAGTATATGCACCGATGTATATTAAGCGTAAGATTTCTGCTTTCACATCTGGAGCAACAAAGAATTTCGAACAATCAGATCGTAGACTTATTAATGCAATCGATATTTACGAGGCTGATGCAGCTAAAGTTGTAAAACTTTTTGCTCATCGTCACGTTACAGTTAGTGGTGACACTAATTATGATATCGTTGGTATTAACGAGGACTTGTTCAAAGTAGCTTACTTACGTAAGCCAATGAGCAGACCACTTGCAAAAGTTGGTGACGCTGAAAGAGCTGAAGTTCTTACAGAATGTACTTTAGAATGTCTTCACCAGTATGGTGGATTCGTTGGACAAGCTCATCTGTAATTAATACAGGTATGGGGGCTTCGTGCCCCCTACCAATAAGGAGAGCGATGGCGTTTGTAAGAAGTACGAATAAGATGGATGCAATAAAAGCATATTTAAACACTTGGCTTAAAGATGAAACAATGTACTGTAACTATTGTGGTGTAGATTATATGCCTCATATTGTAGATACAGGTGAAGGAACTTATAATCAACTTTGTTGTGAGAATCCACAGATTGGTCGTAACATAGACCACACAAAGGGATTGATTAAACAAAACCAAGAGCTAACAAAGAACTTGGACAAAGAAACAGGTGCAATGAAGAATGGTGCTATGAGAATAGGACTATCATTACCACCAAGACTCTACACAGATTTAAAGAAATATTTTGAAGGATATGATGAGAAGTTCTTAGATACACCTCAAGAACTACATGCTTTTATGAGAGAGTTTAAACAATTCACAATACCAAGATCAATATAGGAGAGGGCAATGAGCATAGCATTACATATTATCTGTAAAGATGAAGTAGAAGTTATAGATAGACTAATCAAAACATATCATACATATTTTGATTCTATCGATGTTGCAGTAGATGATGAAAAAGCATTTAAAGAAATTAGTAATATTGAACATCCGAAACTTAATACCTATTTCTATGAATGGGATGGATATGAGAGAGAATTAGGGTTTCCTAAGTTTGATAAGAAGAGAAACTTCTTAGTAGATAAATGTACAGAAGATTGGTATTTCAGATTAGATACAGATGATGAGATTAGCGACCCAACATTAATTAAAGGTATTGTAGATAAAGCAGATAATAGTAAAGCAGATTTGATATGTTGTTATTATGATTATGCTAGAGATGCAGATGGGAATACACATGCAGCACATAATAGAGAAACGATTATCAGAAACAGTGGTAAGTATTATTGGAATAAACATATACATGAAAATCTTATTCCTGTACATGGTAAGCCCAATGCTGTAATTGAGAACTCATTAAAGATCATTCATCATCTAGATGCAGAACATGCTGTTGAATCTAGAAACAGAAACTTAAAGTTCTTATTTAAAGAATATGAAGATACGAAAGATAACCCAGACCCAAGAACATTAGCATACCTTGGAAGAATGCTCTACCCAATGGGTAAATTAAAAGAAGCTAAAGCGTTCTTAGAGGAACACATTTCTAAGTCAGGCTGGGATGAAGATAGATGTATAAGCTGGTGTATGTTAGCAGATATTATGCTAGACCAAGGAAACACAAGTCAAGCCATAGCATGCTGCAACGAAGCACTCCAAGAAAGACCTGATTACCCAGATGGATATTTAAAGATGCATTGGATATTCTATAAGACTGGTAAGTGGGAGAAAGCTATTCATTGGGGTAAACTAGGACTAGCTCTTACGAGACCGAAGACATTTATGCTTATTGATGAAGCAGCCTCTACATGGAGACCAGCTATATCAATGGCACACGCCTATCTAATGAGCAATAAAGTCACAGAAGCTAAAAAGTTCTTTGACATAGCAGAGAAATATGCTCCTAACTTAGATTGGGTAAAAGAGAATAAAAGACTTTTCGAAGACGCTGTATTACACAAATCATTCTTAGATAAGTTTATGTGGTTATTAGAGTTCAACAAGATGAAGGGTAAAGAACAAGTACAAAGCATGTTCGATATCATTCCTCCAGAACTACAGAAACATGAACTATTAGTTAAGCTAAGACATAGATACTCAGAACCAAGGCAATGGGATGACAACGAAATTGCTATATTCTGTGGACAATCTTGGGAAGAATGGTCAGCTCCGTCAGTTCTAAAAGGTATCGGTGGCAGTGAAGAAGCTGTTATCTATAACTCAAAAGAACTAGTAAAGCTAGGTTACAAGGTAACAGTATTCTGTAACTGTGGTGAGATGGAAGGCGAATTTGAGGGTGTAACATATAAGCAATTCTTTGAATTTAACCCATTTGATAACTATAACATTGTTATTGCATGGAGAGGAAACATCTTTGGAGATATTAAAGCCAAGAAGAGAATCATTTGGTTACATGATGTTCCTATACAAGGATTACTTAAAAAAGAGGATGTTCATACTTATGACAAAATTATGGTGCTTTCTGAGTATCATAAGTCTTTACTCCCTGATTATATACCTGAACACAAAATATCGTTAACGACTAATGGTATTAACTTAAAAGACTTTGAACTTAAGAAGCAGCCTTCTCGTAACTTGAAGAGGCTCATTTATACCTCAAGCTATGATAGAGGAATCCAGAACCTATTAGAAGTTTGGGCTGATGTTATTAAAGAAGTACCAGAAGCTGAGTTACATTTATTTTATGGTTGGGATTGTTACGATGAGATGATGAAAAAAGGTCATCGTTCCCCAGACTTTAAAGTATATATGCAGAAACTAATGTCTCAGCCTGGAGTATTCGAACATGGAAGAGTTAATCATAAAGAACTGATTAAAGAGTTTTATAAATCAGGAATCTATGCTTATCCATCACACTTCTGCGAGATTAGCTGTATCAGTGCTATGAAGGCTCAAGCGTGTGGATGTGTACCACTAGTCTTTAAATACGCTGCCCTTAGTGAGACCGTGAAGGCTGGTGTTAAATTAGAGGGCATTGGTAATAACAAAGAAGACATGGTTAGATACAAAGAAGAATTGATTAAGCTTCTTAAAGACTCAGCATATCAAGAAGAGCTGAGAAAAGAAGTCGTTACACACAAAGAAGAGTTTGGTTGGGATAAAGTTGCTAAACAATGGAAAGATGAGATATTCTCTCTAGAGGGAAATGACTATCGTTCCATGGATGACTACAAAAAGGAATATACTACCAATGGAGAATTTAAACTATCCAACTTTGATAATGGCACCATTATGTATCACCGTAGGTATCAGTTTGTGGTTGAGAATATTCAGCGGCTAGGAATTAAAAGTATTCTAGATGTCGGGTGTTCAGACGGTGCAATGACATTTGCTATTAATGAGATCACAAAGATTAAAGTAGATGGTGTAGACGCAGATGCCAAAGCAGTTCTATTTGCTCAAGCTTATGCAGATAAGTCTGATTACGATTCTAAGTATTATCACTCAGTAGTAGAAGAGTTTGAACCTGAGAGAAAATACGAAGCTGTAGCATGTTTAGAAATGATAGAACATGTTATAGACCCTAAAAGTGTATTAGATAAGTTAGAGTCAATGGTTGAAGATGGTGGTTATGTAATTATCTCTACTCCAGATAAGAATGGTTTCTTTGGAGAAGCTAATTTCAATCCACAACATATTAATCATTATGACAAAGAAGCACTTGAAGAGCTTATAGGTAAAGATAGAATAGTTGATTGGGATACTGTTACACCTGACCTATTAACAGTGGTATACAAGAAATGAAGATAGGTTCGATAACTTTATCTTATAATGACGAGGGCACTATAGGAGGAACACTTAGATGCCTAAGCAAGTTCGTAGAGACCAGGCTCGTCCTAATTTCAGAAAAGCCATACTTTGGAGAAGCTGCAGAGCCAGACTTGACGGAGGACATAGCGTGGGACGAAGGTGCAGAAGTAATCAAAGGCACTTGGGCTTTAGACCATTTCCAGAGGAATCTGGGAAATAAACTCTTAGCTCATATGGATTGGATATTAACATTCGATTCAGATGAGATGATGACAGAGATAGACATGGAGAAGCTTATACGGACTCTAGAGAAGTCTAAAGAGAATGCCTATCTAATCAACCCTGAGGTGTACTGGAAGGACACTAAGCATAGGCTAAGACCTAAACCTTCCTATAGTCCAGTGATTGCTACAAGACCACATGTAAGGTTTACTTACATAAGGAATATAGACACACCAGCACCAGTGATAGAGGGCATAGAGATGCATCACTTAAGCTGGAGTGATCCTAAGGACATAAAGAAGAAGGTTCTAGCGTATGCGCATGCTACAGACTTTAATGGTAAGAAGTGGTATAAGGAAAGATACGAACATTGGACACCAGGAGATAAAGTATTCTTGCCTGATGGAGAATACTCAGCTATTGAATATCCACTACCAGAGGAACTGAATGACCATCTCAGTTGTAATACCAACGCTGATAAAGAATAACAAGCATTTGGCTTTAACTTTACAGTGTATTGAAAAAGCAGAAACGTGTACAGAAGTTCCATTTGAAACAATAATCGTAGAAACATGCAGTAACTACTTAGAAGACTTTGCGGATATATACTTACATGAACCAGAAAAAACAAATGATGTTAGGAGCTTTAATAATGGTTTTAAACATTGCAATGGTGATTATGTCTGCTTCCTTACTAATGATGTATTGGTGGATAACGGATGGCTGGAATCACTGGTAGAATGTTTTGACAAAGAAGATTGTGGAATAGCTACCCTAGCAACAGATCAGTTCAGACACAAGAAGCACAAAGATATTAAAGAAGGAATTTGGTTCTCATTAGCCATGTGGAAGAATGAAGGAGAGTTATTTAATGAAGATTATATTAACTCATGGAATGATACAGACTTTATAATGAGGCAATATTTAAAAGGTAGAAAAAGTTACAGGAACTATAACTGTGTAGTACATCACGAGATAGGTGCTACTCAATATGCAGATGCAAAGCATTATGAGAACTTTAGGAAGAACAAAGAATTATTTAAAAGCAGATATAGGGATTGTGGGATACCTATATATGACGCATTAATAAATGGGATAGTAATTTAGGAGATAAATATGGGAAGAGACTTTAGTGTGATGAAAGATAACGTAGCGAGTAGAGTGCAGAACAGTTCTACTTCTATGAAGACCTTAATAGGTCAGTGGATAAATAGACGATATTTCCAAATACTAAGGTCTATTAATTGGGAATATATTAATGAGGATTATACTGTAACGACAGTAGCTGGAACACAAGATTATGTATTGCCAACAGACTTTGGCAAAGAGATGTATGTAGTAGATTCAACAAATAATACAAACTTAAAAAGAATAGATTTTGAAGAGATTGTTAGAAATTATTCTTCAGAATTAGAAGATTCAGGATACCCGGAAAGATATGCAATCTTTAATTCAGATGATGGCAGTAAATACTTACGCTTACACTTCGTGCCTAATGGTGCATATAACATCGTTTTTCCATATATGGTTAAACCTACAGCATTATCTGCCGATACAGATGAGCCAGTTCTAGGCTTAGAAGATGTTATAGAGATTGGAGCAGAAGGCGATGCTTGGAGATACATGAGACAGTTCTCTAAGGGTAAAGAATTTGAGATGATGTTTAATAATCATCTAGCAGATTATATTTGGGATAAAGAAAATCAACCTAATCAAGTTATGCAATTCAAGCCAGTTACATTTAATAAAAGCGAGCTATATTAATGTTTAGACAAAAGAATATGCGAGAAGCTTCGTTTAGTGCTCCAGATGACCAGAGGCTATTTGCTATATATAAAGACTTTTCTGGAGGTGTGAACGAGAGAGTACATGCTAGAGATTTAAGTGAAACTCAAGCAGTTACTTTAGAAAACGCTGATCTAAGTACACCTGCTACAGTTTCTAAGAGACCAGGAAGTGTATTGATTGGTGATGATATAGGTGATGATTCTCCAGTAGCATTACATAATTTCCAGATACAAGGAGCTAATGACCAATTTCTTATGTATGAAGATACATCATTATTCAAATGGGAAGGAACAGGAAGCTGGACTTCTTTAAAGACAGATTTCACAACATCTACAGATGTAGGAATTTTATCAGCTAAAGAATCAGGACTAGCTCCTGACGATGTAGTAATTATACAGAACGATCAAGATAATGCTTTTAGACTAGATTATGATGGAAACTTTCAAGACTTAGGAAACACAGCAGGGACAGGAACAGACTCACCTCCTAAATCAAGTGTTATGACTTGGTACAATAATAGAATGTGGATATTGAAAGATGACCAACTATATTTCTCAGCACCTTATTCATCAGATTATTCAAGTGCATTTGATACAGCAGCAGACGTATATCGTATACCTGTAGGAGATGAAAGAGGATTGGTTGCAACTCGTAACTTAGGTATTATTATTCTAGGAGAACAAGGTATATGGGCTTTATTCCCTTCATCTACTCCTGCAGCCACAGATAGACCAGAACCTATCGTAGTTGACGTAGGTTGCGTTTCTAAGAAAGGTTGGGCGGTAGTAGGGGATGACGTATTCTTCTTCGCTAAGGACGGTCTAAGAGCCTTAAGACGTACAGAGCAAGATAAACTTCAGTTAGGTACAAGTTACCCTATATCTTACATATTAAAAGACCAGTTTGAGAATATATCATGGGCTAATATATCTAAACTGACAATGGACTATTATGATAATAAATTGTTTATAGCAGTGCCTACAGGTTCTGCTACATTCGATACATGGATATATTATGTTGCTACAAATTCATTCTCTATAATGACTGATGTTGCACCTTCTTGTTGGGGAAAATATAAAGTTGATGGAGAAGAAAGACTTTATTATGGCAAGACTGGAGATGGCAAAGTATATAGAGCATGGTATGGTTTTACAGATGAAGGAACGACTACTACTAACGGAACAGCTATTTCAGAAACTATTGTCAGTAAATCAGAAGACTTCAAACAACCATTAGTTTGGAAGGTTGGTGGAGAAGTTGAGATAGAGGCAGCAGCAGCAGGTTCTTTAGATACTATCAAAGTAGAAGCTAGAGTTGATGAAGGAGATTATTCAACTTTAGGAACTATGTTATTAACTTCAGGAACATCACCTACCCTACCTATAGCATTACCATTCACATTATCAGAAGAATATATTATTCGTGAAAAGTTTCATTTGAATGACTTAGGTAGATTTAGAAATGTTCAGGTGAGACTTACTAACTCATCTGTTAATACAGTAAACGTAAAGATATATAATATTAACTTAGTAGCATTTCCAGAAGAATATAGAACGGAGTAAGATTATGGAGAGGGTGAAACAGTTTGAAGAAGCATTTAAGAAAAGATACAACCGTGATGTTGAAGTAACTATCGAACAAGAAGTTAAGAATAATAAGTTATCTAAAGTCACAGCAAAGATAAAACATAAAGATAAAGAATATACATTAGAAGAACATTTGGACGATAACCAACTGACAGATTATGTCCTTGTGGAAGTAGACAGTAAGACACATAAGTATAAGGACTATCTTGCTGCTGAGGTTTTCGTTGCAGACTTAATAGGAGAATAAACAGGAGGTGTATCATCGCCACAATTTCTAAAGGGTACACTTTTGGTGCTACCGAAACAGTAACAAATACCAAACTACACACGCTAGTAGATAGTGCGTCTATCTCTGGAATTGTGAATGCTGATATTGATGCTTCAGCAGATATAGACTCAACTAAGATAGACTTAAGCTCTTCAGGATACTTAACGAGTGGACAGACTACAGCGAATATTACAGGAACTTGGAACTTTGCTGGACAAACTAATATTGATGCTCTTATAGCTTCCATAGCGACTATAGGAACACTTAATGCAGCTAACATGATCGCAGCCAATGCTACGATAACAGCACTGGATGCTGACACTTTAAACATATCTTCACTTGCGAGCATAGCTTATTTACAATCAGATTATGCAGATATAACTTCTTTAGCCACTCTTGCAAACTTTGATGTTGTTAATATTAATGGGGGTTCTCCTGGGTCACTTTCTAACGTTATTTTTAATTGGAATAGTGGTGGTGAGAATATTCATACAGGCGGTGCAGCAACAATGGGGTATTTTACGTCAACAAACATTACAGATCAAACTAACACAGGGTCTATTTATACATTTATTAGAGGTTTTAACACAACTTATAGAACATATTTAACAAGCAAGTTTACAAAAATTTCTGGTATATCAACAATTTCTATTTATGCAAGAATATGGGATAGTGCAGGAACAGCGTATTGTAAAGTTGATGTTGGTGGAGCAAATAATGAAGTTAGTGTCAGTACAACATCTCCTACTTGGGCGACAAAAACGGACATAGATGTTTCAGGATTAACAAACGGCACTACCTATGATATTACTATTCAATTAAAAAACGGGCTTAATGCTTGGGTATTTTTCAACAGCATTATTTTAATAGGGAGTTAATAAAGGATAAATAAATGGCAATAACGATTACAAAAGGATATACATTTGGCTCTACTGAGCTAGTTACAAATACTAAGTTGCACACTCTGGTTGACTCTTCTATTATAGATGCTTCTGACCCAGGTGCTATAGGTGGGACTACGCCAGCAGCAGGAACTTTCACAACTTTAATAGGTACAAATATAGATGGCATTATAGGAGCGAACACTCCAGCAGCAGGTGCTTTTACTACACTAACAGGAGATGGTTCAGCTTTAACAGGAATAACAAGTGGAGTTGCAGCAGACGGAACAGTTAACCCTACCAACCTACTATCCAACGGAGACTTTGAGTCTTGGAGTGCAGGAACAAGTGCTGCTCCTGATGAGTGGACAAAAGTTGGATCATATTCATCAGCAGCAAGAGAAGGTTCTACTGTAAAGTTAGGAACATATTCTGCTAAATTCACAAGTGCACATGTTTACCAATCAATTCATTCTGAAAAAGGAATAGATTATTGGAAAAGCAGAACAGCTACTATAGGAGCTTGGGTATGGGCAGATACAGCAAGTAAGGTAAGATTAAATTTATATGATGGAGTTTCAAACAATCTTTCATCATACCATACAGGAGGTTCTACTTGGGAGTGGTTAAGTGTTACTGGAACAATAGGTGCTAGTGCAACCGAAGTTACATTCTATATTTCTGGTGATATTGCAGATAATGATATTATTGAGTATATTGACGGAGCTATGCTAGTAGAAGGAGCAAGTGCTTTTGCTTTCTCACCTAAACCATTATCGGCATCAGCTCAAATAGTAGCAGAAGTAGACGAAACTAAGTTTAGTCACAAACTCCCTGTTGTTATAAACGGAACAACATATTATATAATGCTTACAACAACTTAATGGATAGAACATACGAAGCAGCATAGCATCTCATTAATGGGGTATTCTATAACCGCCCTCCGTAGTTGCCCCTGAGGTGCTTTAAGAAATAATAACATGAATCCATATGATGTAGCACAATTTCTAATTGACCAAGGTCTTCATAATCAGATGGAATA